TTGGTTGTCTTCTGCTGATAAACCTAGAGCAATGTTTTGATTCTGTAGCGTACTAATGTATCTGTTCATTGCAGACGTAGCATTTTGTGTAGATGTGGTATTATTGTTTATTTGTGTATTTAGAGATTGAAACGAATTTGTTGTCTGTAAAAGACGATCCAGTAACGCTACACCAAATAACGCACCTAACACTTTTAATAGCGTAGTAACACCACCTGTCATTAAGGTAACAGTTGCGGCCATAATCTTAGCTCTACGATTAAATATCATAATAGCACCCGATACAAAACCTACCGCAGTTCCAAATTGTGCAATGCGCTGTAGATTTGCTTCACGAAACGCCTTTTCTATTGATTGCGCAGTTTCTGTTAGCGCAGGTAGTAGCTTTTCTCCAATAGACGCTGCAAACCTCGTAATAGCGTCATTCATATTACTTACTGCACCAGTAAATGTTTTAGATAATCTTTCACTACTACCTTGTATACCTGCTACTGGATCAACCATTGCACGCAACAACGCTTGTCTAAACTGAGGTAATGTTAGTTTAGTTAAATCTTCTATACCTTGCGAATCTTTAATTAATTGTAATATGCCTCTCTCCCTGAGAATGTCGGCTGCGCCTGCTCCTCCCGCGAAGGCACGACCTAACGAGCTTGCTGCTTCAGTAGCTGTTGTACCCATAAAAGCAGCCAAGTCTGTAACTGCGCTTAATGTAGCTTTTGAATCAACGCCAAATGCTTCTAACTGCGCACCTGCGTTTACAACATCTTGTAATTGAAATGGTGTGGTAGCTGCAATTTGATTAAATGTGTCAAATGCCTTTTCCGCTTCTGCTACACTACCTGTCAAACCAACAAGTCTAGTTTGTACATCCTGGAATCCAGATGCTGCGGATATAAAGCGATTCATCGCGCCTACCGCTCCACCAATCGCAAATGTATAGACTAATATTTTATTACGCAATGAACCTAGCTCACCAATTAATCCTTTACTTTCAGTACGCATTCTTTTTTGCGTTTTATTAAAATTCTTTGAGCTTTTCTCTATATTACTAAAATCTCTAGTAGCTCGTGAAAAGCCTTTGGTGCGAACCTCAATTATAAATCGTTTTTCAGCCATTTTGTTTCTTTATATCTTCTGATTGGAGTGCATTAAATTCTTCATCTATAGCCGAAAAGATGACTAAACGGTGATAATCTGCTTCATCTATGGTATTTGCTAAAGAAAGATTAAATCTTTTCATAGCCATGTACTCCTCAAGCGCAAATACAGTCTCAGGCGTTAGAAAGTACGTTGAGTCGGCACAGAATACTAATGAATGATATAACGCAGCACCAAGCGTAAATTTTCCATCTTTGCTTTCATCTACGATACGCCATATCTCATTCCATAGTTCATCTTCATCATACGTGATGGTTTTCTTTAGCGTTGGAGACTGCGCTTGGTATGGAAAATGCAGGTTGCGACTAGGTTGGTTTCTATAACTCATCCACATCGCAACGCGGTGCATTATGACTTTTTTTGGTTTACGTCCTTATAAGAATTATATATACTCATTAGGATTTCATCAATGACATTGTCATCAAACTTACCTAATGACTTTTCTGGATCGGTAAATGCGTAGTTGGTAATCCAATCAAGAACATCAAAAAACTTTGCAGTGTCGATATCACCTTCTTTGGTGATTGCTTTGACTTCTAGTTTATGTAGTTCTCTACGCGCTTTAAAGGTTATGTCTGGTACATCAAATGCACCATGGTCTGTTTTTACTTTCATTTTGCATC